TTCCCAATTATCTGTACCTAAAATTTCATTTAGTAAAAGATGACCACCAGATCCTTCATAATGATTGTCAGTATCATCTATTGTTTGTAAAGCAAGTTTTAGTAGTTCTTGCTGTTTTAGACTGTCTTTGTCTTTAAGATATTCAGAATTAAACTGAATTTTCTTTAAAGGTGGAACATCTTTGTAAAGTTCAGTTTCTTGCAAGGCTTTAAATTTTTTTAAATCTTCAGGCTTGCCACTCTTTAAAAAGCTTTCAGTAATTTGGGTAGAATATTCACGTTGGATTTTATCAACCCATTTTTGCCCATGTTCAGGTGTTATAACATCGTTTTCTACTTGTTGTTTAATATGAGTTATAAACGAAGTCATTTGTGTTTGATACTGTTCACTTAAAGGCACTTGACTACTAGAATCTACTCTTACAGTACCCATTAACTGGTCTGCTTTTTCTTGTATTGCCAAATCAACGGCTTTAGCTGAACGATCTAAAACAATAGATTCCATTTTATGAATATCTCTATCAATAGACATTGATATTCTTTTTCTTAATTTTAATTCTAACTTTTCATCTATTTCCCCATTTTCTTCAATAATTTTATCTATAACACTATTTGTGATTCTGTTTTCTATATTTTCTTTTGCATAATTCCAATCTTGATGTTTATAAGTCCCTAATTTTGTGTCAACTGAATATGTGAATTCATTATCTTCTGATCCTACTGTAACATCTAGATTAGCAGAAACTTGATTAAAAGCATTTTCTGATTGTTGTTTAGCATCTTCTTCAGCTTTAAGCATAGTGACTTCATCTTCACCTGCTTTAATCTTTTTATTTGCTTCAAGAACCAATGCTGTTGCATCAAGACCACCAGTAATCATATCCATGATCTGCTGATCTCTTTGATTCTTTATGTCATTTAAAGTTTGACCTGTAGCTGTTTCAGCAGGAGCAACTGTACTGCCACCAACTGGACCTAATACAGAAGTCGATGCAGGTCTATATTCAGTAAGATTTATTCTCATGAAGTCCAAGATTTAGGAACAGCAGATTTAATTCCAGCACCAGCACCAACGCCACCAATTGCGCCTCCAAGAAATGATTCAAATACCATTTGCTGTCTGTTTCTATTGAGATAATCGCTTTGATCAGAAACTTCATCTGCCATATTGTTAAAACGAGTTTGTTCGTTTTTCCCTTTTTCTCTTATGTTTTCTAATTCGTAGTCTGCTTTTTTAGTATAAGAATCTATAGCAAATTGATTTCTGGCCGCTTCAGAAGCAACAATATGAGCAGTAGTACCGCTACCTGCTTGCGCTCCAGAACCTCCAACACTAGAAGCAACTTTGCCAACATTAAAAGTTTTTTGTTTTTTTAATGCTTCAATTTGACCAGAATGCATGTGTTCTGTTTGAGCATACCTAGTTTCAAATGCATTTCTGTTTTGTATAGCTTGCGTTCTGTAAGCATCTTCTTTGGCATCTAAATCATCAATTTGTCTACCTAATTGACGATCTGTACCCATGGCTTTTAAGCCACCAGTAACAGCCATTGTTCCTACTATAAACCAACTCATACAAAATCCTTTGCTATTATTTCTTCTTCAATCTCATCTAAATTTTTAGAAGATGTCGGATGTACTGTAACAAAACTGCAATCCTCATGTACGTATATTACACGCTTTGTACCTACATCAGTAATTCCATAATATGGAGCAGATATGCGTGTTTCTCCTTTTTCTGTAAGAAATGATATTTCTCCAGACATTAAGAAAAAAGGATGTTGAACATTATGTATCTTTGTAACTATCAAATGCCCTTTAGGAAACTGTACTTCTCTTATGTATTGCTTGTCTGCAAACGTATGGCGTAAAGGATATTCTTTTGAATCTTCTAAAATAGCATCAGGCATAGACATCATTTTGTCCTGTAATGACATTATGCCATGCCTATATTCTTCTTTTGTATATCGTGATGGATAAAACCCATCAACGACTTTTACATCCTTTTTATTTATCTGGAGTTGCATGATCTCTATTTAAAAAGATAACCCAATCTTCATCTGCATCATTCTTGTATTGCTCCATTCTGCTATCAAGCATGGCAAAAAACGGAGAACTCCTATGCATATTGATCAGATAATTAGGAGTTTTCTGTTGCCTCATAAGTGTATCCATACCTTGATAAGCCATCTTAAAGCTCTTGCCATTCATTCGTTCTGTATGCATCCAGCAATGAACAGTTGGACTCCAAGTAGAAAAAGCACCTATTATCTTTCCATCTTTCATAATTGCATGAGTTGGATTAAATATAGAGTGATTATCTTTTTGTGCTTCTTCATGAACCATCGCTAAGAATTCATCTGTATGTATCGGTACAATAATCGTATCAGTTATCATTGGTTTCGTAGTCTAATTCCAAAGCAAGAATATTTAAAGGCAAAGGATCTGTTTGCTGTAAAAGGAATTGACCATCAGTAAAGCCTTGGCTTAAAGGAATCAACTCTCTTGTATCAGATGCCATTGTTGGTGCAGTTCCATATAAATCAGCAATTGTTCTGGTTACTGATTCTGCAAGGTCTGAATCTGCAAAAGTGCTAGTATATATAGCATATTTGAAATTAGGAGTTCTAAATAATTTTGCCCAACCTCTATGAACACGTTTCATGTTGCCGATACGTATATTGCCAGTTGGCCCTTGTGCTATTGGCAATGTAATTAATCTCGACAGATAACCCATCCCTACAATTAATGTTGTTTGAGAACTACCTAAATCGTCAGTCAAAGTCCCACTATTATTAACAATTTGGCTGTCAAATACAGATCCGTCACCAAGTATGTCTACTGTTTCTCCTTCTAAATGAGACAATTTTCCTGCACCTAGATCAACACCAGATCCAGTTACATGACCATCTAGATATTTAGAATCAGCAATAGATTCCGTTGACATCCAATCTTCCATGACTTCAACAGATTCTATAATTCTGTGGGAATTACTGGTGTCAGCAACAGGTATTGTTCTTCTAACTAAAACCCATAATTGATCTCTTGAGCTAGAAGGAATAGTACACATGTCCAATATTACTGCATGACTTTTATCAGATGTTAAATGACCAGTAGGATCACCACCTCTAGTATTGGAATAACTGTAGTTTCCTCCTAATTCATGAGTATGCCATGAGATAATTTCTAGTTGTGGAATATATGTAAGCCCAACTAAAGTGCCATCACCCATTCTAAACCAACTAACAAAGTTAGGAATATCTGTTTCTACAACCTGTTTTGCTGATTGTGCCAATATGTCAGTAGCTCTTGTCGTAATATCAGCAGAAGATGCACCAGTACCCATATCGCCAAATGTTACTACCCTAACTTTCTTACCAGTACCCTGTATATATAAAGCATTGCTGTCATACGCTACGGCATTTGCACCTGTTTGTGCAGGCTGTGTTCCTTCTCTTTTAATAGTAAAGTTGAACGGAGTTATTGTTAAATCCTGTTCAGAACCATATACCGCATATATACCACCAGTAGATCCTGCCAATAACTTTTCTTGTGATACAAGCCATTGAATCTCATCAATTGTTCCTGAATCAAAAGTAAAAGTCATACCATTAGATGCAATAATTTGATCTCCAACAATCGTTGAACCAGTTGCCGTTTCGCCAGCAGATGTACCTTCTTGTTGTGAAGGAGCAAAGCTTTCAAACGCACCAGTTTCCGAAAACCAAACAGTTTGTGGTGATGTTCGGTTTCGGGCAAACACCATACGTTGCTGAAATATAGATATATGATGAGGATAGTTTTCTGTATACCAAGCACCTAATTTCCAAGTTTCTATTGCATTAGAATCAGATACAGGACAATCAACTTTAAGGGTTAAGGTTACTTGTGTAGCACTTGAGTATGCCGTAATTTCACCATATACCCAATAAATAGTATCTCTCTTAAAAGGGCTAAACCTAAACAACCTACCAACATCATCCGCAGAAAAAAGATTAGCACTTGAGTCTATCCGTAGTGTTGCTCCTTTAGGATAATATCGAGCGTATATTTTAGGTTTTTCTGCATTAGTAAATGTTTCAGGCGTTAAATCAGTAGCATTAGCCAGTTTAAATGTATTTGCCGTAGCATTTACAACGTAATAGTTGCCATTAGAAGGATGACCTGAACTGCCTGAATCTGTTAGGGTTATATACATCCCATCGTTCAACCCATGATTCTTTAACTGCAAATACGAGACATTAGCATCTGTATTTGGAACACCAGAAGCACCACCAGCAGTTGTGTCGTACCAAGCATTGTCTAGGTTTGCTTGTACTGTTGCACTATCAGGTGTTAAAAACTTTTTATTTATAAATCCAGTACCATCACTTGTTGCAGTATGTGTTGCACTAGGATTGCTTATATTAATCGTAACATCTTCATTCCCATTACGTTCATCTTCCTGTTGTTCTAAATACGGACCATCTTTAATTACAAATGGTTCTAATACCCATCTGTATCCAGTTGTAACAGTACCTCCATCTTTTGTTCTAAAACTTCCAGCAGTATCAGATGTATTGCTGTATCTAGACAATTTGTAGGGCTGAACATTTGGAGAAACGAGAAAAATAATGTCGGCAGATTGGACATACTGCATATCTTTAAGTTTACTAGCAGTATTAAAAGGGCTACCTGTTAACCTCAAATGAGTTTGATCTGTTCCTGCATTTGTTTCTCCAGATAAAACTGCGCCATCTTTGTAGTATTTAATGTATCCAAGATCAAAGCTAACTCCAGAACCAGCAGAAGAATAAGATACAGCAGATCCTACAGTTTCAGTTGAAATAGATGCGGAAACTCTAAAATTAGTCGTATCTATAACATCTTTAACGTAATAATCAGTATTTGCTGTAATGTTTGTTGGAAAACTTGATGTTGCACTAAAATTTACAATATCACCAACAATCAACCCATGCGCTGATGTAGTAGTAAACTTTATTCCAGAATCACTAGATGCTGTAACAGTCATAGACCTATGACCAAATTCTAGAACATAATTACTTGCACTCTCATGCCCAAATACAAAAGGCACTAATCGTACAGAATTTGTTTCATTCCCTAATGCATGAGCATTAGAGTCTGTTCTAGCTACAAATTTAGTTCCTGGCCTACGTGTAAGACTGCCTGTAGGTCGAACAACTAAGTTCTTTATTAAGGCAGAAGAAGAGAAATATAACTGATCAGATGCATAGCCATGCCTTTGCTCTGCGATCTGACCGCCAAACCAGTTGGTTTGAGTTGAGGTAGTACGTGCCATTATGCCGTAACACCGTTAGCCGTATCTGCGGAAAAGGGTTTAAAGTATCCAGAAGCACTTTTTGTCCTAGCATTGATCCATTCATTAGACTCAATTCTATCAGCAGTACCTTCTTGTCCGTTAATACTTCTAGCTTCTGACAAGATTGCTTGATATTTGCCAAGCATAAGATCACGTAATTGAGATTGCCCTGTTAAATCCATTGCAATTTCACCTGCTAACGCCATGCCTACTGCTTGCACAAGAATAGGATCAAAGTTGTTTAAGGTCATGACCGCTTCTTTATTGTCGTGGTTACCACTACCAATATACTTTTTAACATAAGTTATATTTGCAGTTGATGAACTTGTCACTAGGGCAAGTCGATCTTCTTCACCATCAGCAATAAGCTCAATCTTCCAAGCATAGTCATAATTAACTTCCTCATACAAAGAAAGAACTCTTAATGCATCAGTTGGAAGCTGATAAGCATGATCAAAGTTATAAGTAGGTTTAACTGTGAATTTAGCTAAAGTTGCTCTCTTAGTAGCACAATTCCAAGGATGCGCCCTAAGAATTC